GGGAATTTGATCCTTAATAAGGACAAAAACTAATTCATAAATTGCGATCCAATAAGTAAAAACCTGGGCAATAGCCCAGTAAAACTCTTATTGGTAACAATAAAGAATTTGGCTATTGCCCAGTCGCAAAACTACTATTGCGCCCACTTCGATCACAGAAGTGTATTTATATTTATAGTGCATCACATTCGACCTAAGTCATTAATGTGAGATAGTTAGCACTTGATTAACGTATGTTAATCTATAGAGTAGTTTAATGACATACTCAGGTCAAGGATTTATTACGGAGCAGGAGGTGCACTTTCATAATATAATCTAGGCATACCAGTAAAGAAATACACCTGAAAATCATCACCCGCAGCAACATAATAATCAGCTGTAGTATATTTACTCATATAACCCCTATATTGAACAATCATTTGGGGAATTTGAACAAAATTAGGATAACCAGTATAATCTGATAATTTTTCAGGTACAAATCGAACAGGTGCATAATATGGTATTTCTGCTTCCATAACTGGATTAACAGTAGATACCATTAGAGTACCCCCCCTCGTAATGTCCCACCTATTTGAAACACCTTTAACGACGGTGCTTTGATAGTCGGACGTACCAGAATTTGGATTTAATACATTATTATCATAAAAATACTGATCTGTACCAGCTGCAGCTGGATTATTACGTTCTATAATCCCAGTTATGGCTGAATTTGAAATTTCTGACAATGTAGGCGATGTATCCACACGAATTTTGTACCTAATACCTCCTCGCCAACCAGCAAACATGTTTCTAACCCAATGTAACATAATAGTATTACAATAATTATAAGGGGCAGCAAGACCAGTAGTATTAATAGCATTAGGAACACTCCCACGCAGAAATGGAAAAGCACTCTGTCTCTCAAAAATTTGTCTAACCCCGGCAACATTGGTAAGTGGTAATCTCCTATGAATTGTATAACGCTTAAGTAGTGGTCTGAAAGAAACAATTGATTCTCCCATAAACACTTTATTTAAATCGTCGTGGGTTGTCGTTTGATTTAATTCATATGAACTTTCTTGTTCTGGCATATCACCTTCTGGTGTAGCTTGTCCATCAAAATCAGCTTCTAAACCGGACTGTGGCTTAAACGCATATCTTTGAAAAGCATCATCTGGTATACCAACACAGAAATCATCACCCGCTGATACAAACACATTAACTTCAACATTATTATTAGCTGTAGTTGTAGTTGGTACAGAGAGTTCATTCACAACATAGACACCTATAACTCCATTAGCCTTATAGCCTATGGTAGGTAACATGTCTAAATCAGATGTTGGTCCAGTAACAAAAGGTACAGCATCAACACCTGGTGTTAGATGATTAATGTAGGTTTTAGCTTTACCTATACCAATCTCAACTGTAAAATCTCTCTCATCACCAACGTCTATAATTTGTTGGTAATTCACATTATACTCATCTAATTGATATGGTAAATTGTTTGGGTCATAAACTACACGTAATCTTCCTCGATGAAACGCACTTCCTACCACCTGAAATCTAAATTTCATTCGACCTGTCCAATTCGAGAACGGTAGTGCAGCTGCCCCACATGCAGGTAAGTGTATTGTATCGCCAGAACCTGATGTAGTCCATACAACAGGATTAACATAACTTTCAAAAATGCAGGTTGCTGCAGCGTCACCACGTTGCCAATTAAATTTGGTATAATACGATTCTCTACTAGCTATATTCCTTATTAGTAGAGGATCATTTGGACTGATACCTGCAATTCTTGGATCAATAGTCAATTCCTGTTTCTCATCCAATGCCAATTTTGGTATGGTATCAGGCACATTGCCCAGTGCTAAAGAACCTGTTGGTGTTGGACGCAATTTCTCTACGCTACTTAAAGCAGGCCTTGAATACCCTAACAATTTGGCCCCAGCAGCAACCCCACTTGCCACTTTCGAAGCAGCCATAGCATAAGGTCCTATAACGGGAACTTTGGATAATGCCATTCCTACTTTAGCCATGTTAGTGGCAGGTCCCGAAACTATACCCTGTTTATTAGCAGTATCAACTTCATCTTCTTTACCAGATTGTGGAGAAAGTTGATAAGCATTTTTGGTAGTTGGAACAGCTAACGTAATGTCCTCACACCAAGCTAGTATAGTTATAGTTACACCATCATTAGCACTTTGTGCATGTTTCAATGTGCTAAAGTCCCTAAGAAATAATGTACCTAGATTCCGTGCATTCTCAACACTATCAGTAATATCCAAAAAGTCATTGTGCCATAAAAAGGGCAAGACCATTTCACCACCAGTAGATGTCGTAGGATTGATAAAAACCTTAGGTAATTGTGAGGTCTGAGTCATATCTTGAGGGACCAATGCCGCATGTGTGGATAGAAAATCGTAATTATATAAAGGGTGATAAGCTGCAATAGCTCTTCCAAAGAAGAATCCATTACCATTTACCATAACCTTGATTCTTAACTTACATTTAAGTAAATTAAAGTTAGATATACGATTTGCAACACGAGGATTTGCAAGATATTCGTAAAAAGGATCAACTTCAGCAGCTAAAGCCACTCCAGTGCCCCATTCTTGTTGAAAAATCTTAACTGGCCTCTTAAAGAAATCATCAAAAGTTGCTTTATCATTATCATGGATATTGCGTGTTGGATCATTATAATAACCATGATCCAATAGATAATGCTCTTCACCTTCTTGAAATCCAACTCCTACCTCATCATGTGTTGTGACACTGAAAACTTGTCTTTCTAAACCTGACTGACAATCATATTGAGGTAAATCCTCCAATTTCCTAATGATTTCATCAAGAATATCATCACTAGGATAATGGTACATACCATCTCCATTATATCCAAATAGTGACTCCACACTATTTGAACGCCCATGGATGGGTTGATCTATTGTTGAAAGTTCCGGAATACTGATCACTTTATTCCGATTCTTATCTTTAAGTAAATTATAAAAACACTTGCAAAGTCAATTAATAAAATTACTGGATGACTTAGTCCAATAAAGTTGGGTTGGCTTGGCTGGTAAAACCATATCCTAAACAGGATATAAACCAACATCACAAAGCCTTAATAATGTCAGCCAAACATTATTTGGTATCCATATATGATGCCCTCTGTTTAACGGTACTCACGAACCCCATCGAGGAGACGGGGCTGTTGCATATGTGGCAACAAGCACAGGGTAGTTTAATGACATTCCCAGGTCTGATCGGAATTAAGATCCATGTTGCTTTTTCCAATTTACAACACGTTCCTCGTAAGATATATTTAATTCAGTACATAAATGAGAAATTTTTGCTCTGTTTGCTATATCTACCATTTGCCTACGACGGTGCTCATATAAAGAAGGTCCATGATTAAACCATTCGCGCAATGCACCATCTATATTTATAGCACATGCATATTCTTCTGTATGCTCACAACCTTTAGGACGTAAATAGCAATGAAGTGACTTAAATATGGATTTATCTTTTAATGCACCAAGATATACACCTAAACTAGTGTGATAAACGCTAGATCTTTTAAGAAATTCAAATTCTTCAATAGGTAAGAATCTTGTTAAATCACTTGTTTTGTTAGGCATAGTATATATTTGACCATGGCGTTCCAAAAATGATGAAATGGACATTATATTAAAATCTATTGCCTGGGGACTAACACTACCAATATTATCGTCTCCATAGGTCATTAATGATACATGATCACGAAAGTTATAATTTGGATAAATTTCGAGGAAACACATCCGTAGGTTTAATGCCCCTACAATACCATTGATAATCACAGTTAAAGAATTACCACTAATGTGGCCACCCTCTGTGAGTCCTATAAGATCCCCATTATATGCTATATAAGCATACACAATATCAGCACATAAAGATTCCATAACACGCAAATCAGTATCACTATAATTGCACAATTTAGCAAAGTCAATTAGGATACGTAAAGCTGCTAAAATAGTTTGAGAAGGCATGCGTTGATCATAATTTTTATAATCTCCACCAATAAGTCTATTCTCTCCAAACTTAACAGTAAAATTGTAAAACTCATTCCACTCAGGACCATGACAATTTATACCAACAGCACACTCACTTTTAAGTGGATTCATTTGCAATACTCTTACTAATGGTAGGTAATATTTGCGTATAAGATAAGTTAAAGCTATACTGTTGCCATAAAATATGCGACATTTCTCACCAGACAGAATCTCATCTTTCTTACAAGCTTTTGCGATTGTATAAGCTCTCAGACCTTGCTTATATAAATTTTCACAACGTATTATTTCATCCATGATTATACTATCAAATCTCCTAACAATCTTATTATCTATAACTTCTTCTTCCACAAACTTTCGCTTTGCTCCCGTTAATGGATAACCTATAGAAGTATTTAATTTAATAGCATCTAGAAATTTTTTACCATCTAGTCCACTTATGTTCTCTTCATCCGTAAGTGGTTTAATATTATTCCACAATTTACTCATGAATATTGGTATAAGAGCAGACTTATAGTCAATTACAGCCTTACGCAATAATTCGTAACTAAAAGGTACACCTGTTTGTGACATGGCACTCAAACAACCTTGCCAACCAAACCAGTCAGGTTTAAATTTTGGTGGATTATATATATTTGGCATACCACAAACATCGGTCACATGTTCACTAATAAGACTAACCTTAAAATCAGAATGAGAGGATGATCTACCTTCACATCTACCGTGATAAGTAATTTGTGTATTCAGAGGCATAAAGTTTACTGGACTCTTAACATGTATATCTCCTTGACATTTAAAATTAATACCATAAATTTCTTCAGGAAATACATGATCACAACCAACTAAAACAATACCTTCAAGGTTACGCAAATAATTCACCCCAGTAATAATATGTTTTTGCAGCAATATTCCATGACATCCATTTGGAGTATTTTCTGCACCACCTAAATGAAAACCTAAAATCACACTTCCAATCGTATCACTGACCAATGTGGCACCACAAAGACCACCAAAAGTATTTTGATTCAGGGTCTTATAATAACCACCTTTAAATGCAACGAGAGTTTCTACATTGCTAGGAACTGATAAGCCTTTCATTTCAATAATTTCACCCTGTTTATTCCGCCAATGCATCACAAAAGGAGTTGTACCCATATCACCTATTGGAAAGTGTTTTAATAAATCCTTATGTGATCCACCATTTGGTGTATAGCACAAAATGAGATCAGAATTAGGTATTCGGTATGAAGCATTAATATGTAATACTGCAACAAATTTACCACCAGCCATATCTGGATTCTTCTTGCGAAAAGTGCAATGCAACTCATTACCATATTGTAAAAAATAATGGTAAGGAACAATTAGAATATTACTTCTCAAAAATAATGCGTTCATACGTGCATTTCCAGTGTCTAAATGGATTGTACCATAAACTAAATTTTTATCAACAACACTAAGTAATTGATTAGAACTTACAGTCTTCGACATCTTACTAATAGGTAAATCTCGCTTAACAACACTAGCCCAAATATTTTCTTCACTATCACGCATATTCACATCTACTTCATCTTTTGGTTCCAAAGATCCTTGTTTATCATAAGTTTTCCAAACTTTCCAAAATTTGGAAAAAGAATACAAAATTAGGCACGAAGTTGATAATGATGTGAACAAAAATATTGAACGTTGTATATTCCTTTTACGCAACTTTTGTAAAAGAGTATTGCATGTTAGGTATCTATCAACTACAAATTTCGACAAAGTTGTATGCATGTTCATTTGTAAATTGAAACACATAATGAGTACTATCAATGAAAACAAATGACTACTATAAACCCATGATATCCCATATATGAACCACAATAAACATGAAAATAACAAATAATATTGAATCAATAATTTACTATTCCTTAATAAAATATAATTATCAATATACTTATTAAGATCCATGTTAAAGAAAGGAATATAATTGATATAATGTGAATTGTTGAAAAATGTGAGAATATTATCTAGATTAATATCTTCAATACCAAACTGGCTATCAAAATGTTTCTTACAATATCCCTTAATATGTTTACAATTTTCAACACCACACAATTCAATATCATTTTTCCTAGCATTTTTTGAACTAACCAAATGCATTTGCTCTAACCTATGTTTATCAAATGCATCTATAGCCCAATTTACCACAGTTTTCATATCAACATTTGTCATTTGGATTTCCTTACCACTCTGAGGGTCCTTATAAAACACAGGAGCATATGAAGCTATTTGATGTAACTGGGGTGGTTGTACTGCTTGTTCAACAGTCAATTCCCAAATATCATCAAATGGTGGTGGTGTATACACACCATCCTTTGTATAATGCTCAATAACCTTACTGGGATCTATTCCTGTACTAAAGGTATCCTTTCCAACAGTTGCAACTTTACAGAACTTTGACTTAGCCTTAACTGTGATTCGCTTCAATCGCCTTTGAATAGAATATGGACAATTAGAATATGAATAAGCGTCCAATGTGGGACTATTTGTAGTTGCAGTAACTATCCAAGGTTCAACGAACACTTTACCCTTCGCTTCAATCTCAGCTTTGGGAGCCTGATACATCTCATTATTAATGACATCAATAATAGCACGTGTTGGTGGTTTTTCAACAAAATCACTCTTCTCATTGGCAACATCATCAAACTTAAGAACTACTTTATCAGATGTCCAATTTGACATAAATTTATCACCAGGATTATACGTGCATTTTACAGTGTCACATGTAGACATACCTTGACTAGCTAATAAGCAATTTACAATTTGATCAGCACATGTTGTCTTACCTTGACTGGAGTCTCCAAAAAATTGAAGAGCAAAGGGTGCATGACGAATACCACTCGATATCTTAAGAGTTATAAATTCTTGTTGTAATGATAATAATTTCATATAACGATCATAAACAATTTTCTTTTCTAGACCCTTAAGCGACTGAGATAGATTTTTAAAAACTACAACTAAATTATCTAATCTCTTTTGATATTCACTATCAGTTACACCTTCTAACTTCTCCAAATTACCATTTCGGACTAAATTCCACCATGTAGTAATTCGTGCATACTCTTCATCATTTTCAACACATGAGCGATCACTAACTAATAGTGGTGCAAATGATCGTGTTTTAAAACACAAATATATTCCTTCAGCAAAGTAAATTATAGTTTCAAATATAGCATCTACCATATCACTTGCAGACATATGTAACGCATTAAGATTGGGTTCAAATAATCTAAATTTACCAACGTCAAACGTTACATTTGCAGCATCACACATTCCAACAGAAACTAATAAACCCAATAATTTAGAAATCTGGGTGAATGCTTTATTAGCTTTACATAGACTCCAATTGGTTTTAATCAACCTAAGTGATTCTAACCATAAGGGTGTGGCACTAGATTGTGAAGTAATGAGTAATGCATTAATATAAAATTCTATTTGCTTGTATAAAGACGTCTTAACTTTGCTTCTAATATATAGCAAACAACTACTAACAACACCTAATGTAGTTGTTTGTTGAGATAAATTAGTAATAAGCAAAATAAAACCTTCAATTTCTTTAAATAAGGAATCTGAAGGCAAATTAAGTCTCATAAGAGACGAATTCATCTCATAAAAATCTTTAAATGCATTACTAATGGTTTCAGTACCACTTTGTTGTTTAAAATACTTCTTTTGGACACGTGATACTATTTTCTTCTTACTAGAAGAATCAAGATGCTTTCCCTTACTCTTATTCAAAGCATCCTTAATTTTCTTATTTAGGAAATTATTCCTATTAATATCTTTAACAGATACATCTACCGTGTAAGGGCACGGGGCCATTTTTGTGTCTTTAGCCGACTCTGACATTTCCAATATTTCCACCTAAACTCGATTATATAATTGTAGCAACTTTTATTCATGGAGGTGGATTCTTGGTATTTGATGAACGGGGACCTTGGTTAACCCTATTCAAAATAAATTTAAATAAATACTTTCATATATCTGTATACAGTTATTCTCAGGATTTCAGAATTACCCATACGGAACTGGCCTACAAACACTTATATACAGAAGGTATTACGTTATTTTCTAAATTATTTATAATTATTTATATCATACGAACAAAGCAGGAATTGGAATAACCTATACTTTGCGTGTTCCATTACACTAAAATAATAATAAATAAATCAAAATTAAATCGACTTAACCAGAACTATATTTCCATAAAAATTTAAATAGATTTCAAATCTTTTAGGACCAAACTATCTGGTCCAGCGGCTGGCATTGCCGCAAAACATTCCCTTGAATATTATATAACAAGGACACGGATTAGAGAGCAACAGACTCTCAAACCGTCGTTATGATTTTTCACAAAATAAAATATGTAATATGTAATATGTAACAAATAATTAACAGTTTAAAGACATGTTAAGGTCGGGGTGGTAGTACATTGGCACTCTTTCGAGAGAGCGTACTAAACTCTGAATTGGACTTAATTAAAACATTATAACTGTTATGTTAAATATGGGCGAATGGCCCACAATAACAAAATTGTTATAAAGGGCAAACAAATGCCAAATAATCTTATCCAAAACTCCTCTAGCTATGCGCT